TCGTCAATGTGACACCGCTCGAGGCAGGGTGGCGTGGCTATGTGACCATTGAACTAAGCAACACCAACACGGTGCCGGTCAAGGTGTACGCTAATGAGGGCATTGCCCAGTGCATCTTCCACCACGGCGAACGGCCTCGGGTGACCTACGCCGATCGCAGTGGAAAATATCAGAACCAAGCCGCCGACATTGTGAAAGCGAGGGTGTGATGATGGATATGATTTTGTTTTGCGACATCGATGGAACGTTGTGTTTTCGACACAAAAATTTTTGTCGCCCAACCACCGACCATGAGTGGCACATGTTGTTCGCTAAGGCCCATCCCCGAATAGCAGTAATTGCCGAACTTCAACGCCAGCAAAAGGTATGCAACCACACCGTAATTTTCACCGGACGACGAGAATCGAATCGATTGGTAACCGAGCGCTGGTTATCTCGCAATGGATCACCTCAAAGGTGGCTTTGGAAAAGCGGCATACGCTATGATGAGCTTCTTATGCGCTCTGATGGAGATACTCGCCCCAATGTACTGGTCAAAATTGATATGTACCTGCGTGCGCTAGAGCGCTATCCCGGACATCGTCCCATCGTGATAGATGACGATAGCGCCGTGTTGCGCGAGCTACGGAGATTAGGTGTAAATCAAACGATTAACGCTCAACAGATATGGGATGACTATCAGCAAGCTGACGATTGAACTAACAAGTAATTCTTGTTAATTGAAGCGTTGACGATGGAAAATATCAGAACCAAGCCGCCGACATTGTGAAAGCGAGGGTGCAACCTCACACCTTGACACCGCCTACATAATGATGATAGGAGGTGTTATGTATATTGAGAAACATGGCAGGAAGTACCGTGTCAACGTCAGCGAGCACGGCAGAATAACCCGCAAGAGCTTTGCCACCCTCGAGGAGGCAACGGCGTTCAAAGAGGCGTATCAACGCCGTGAGCGATGGAATCGCAAACCCGGCATCATTGAGCGTGACAAGCACCACATCACTTTGACGCCAGCGCCGTATGCGTTGGCGTTTTTGTCAGACCTGCACTTCGGCAACGCCATGACCGACTACGCACAGGCAATGCGTGATGCAGAAATCATCAGGGATACGCACGGCATGTACGCCGTGTTTCATGGCGACGGCATCGACAACTGGATTTTGCCAAAGATGGCAGGACTTCAGCGTGGCCAAGCAATGCCGTTCGATGATGAAATGCAGATGTTCAAAGAGTGGTTAGAGGTGCTTGGTGATAAGTTGCTCGTCGTCGTCGCTGGCAACCACGACAATTGGACCTACACACTGGCCGGTATTGATTTCCTGCGTCACCTTGTCAGACCCACCGTACTGTACGACCAACATCAAGTGGTGTTCGACATCAGCGCCGGCGCATCACGCTTGCGCTATGCCGTGCGCCATAAGTGGCGAGGCAACAGCATTTTAAATCCAACGCATGGCCTTGAAAGAGCAGCGCGCGACATTGACGCCGATGTGTACGTGGGTGGCCATACGCACATCGCCACGCTGGCGAGGTATTTCACCGTGCGTCAGCGTGACCGCCTCGCCATCCTCACCGGCACCTACAAACGCCATGACAGCTACGGCCATGCGCTGGGACTACCGCCATCAGAACACAGTGGATGCGGTGTGCTCGTCGTTGACCCCAGCAAAGACCACGTCTTTGTGCGTGACGTTGCCGAGGGCGCTGATTATCTGACGTTTAAGTTGCGCCGTTGACACCGTCCGTACAATGAAAGTAGAGGAGGGCAACGATGTCTGACACACCCTTAAACATCCCCGGCGGTACCTACACGCCGACGCAAACCACGTTTGTCACTGATGCACTTGGCCAGCAGTGGGCAACTTCGATGAGCGATGTGCACTTAACGCCACGCAAGTTTGGCACCCATGTCTGGTATCGTCGAAGCGACAAGATGCCGTGGCAATTTCTGTTCGCCTACGCTGACTGCCACGGCTGGCTCAGCGTCGATCGTGGCCAACTGCAATTCATCTACAACCGTCCGTCAATGCGTGGCGCCATGCGTCGCATCATCCCGGGCTACGTCCATACACGGCCGAAGGTGGCGGAATGAGCAAAGCCAAAACACCGAAGAGCGACACATTCCGCTGGGACTTACGTCAATGGCGCACGGCTGCCGAGCTTCGCCAGCACCTTGCACAGCATGACCCGAGCATTGCGCCATGGGCGAAGGGTGCCGTGATTCATCACACGTATCGTCCCGAGCCTCGACACTGGCGTGGTGCCCAAACGATGACCGGTATCAAGAACTACTATGAGGGGCTGGGCTGGGATTCCGGCCCGCACCTCTTTCTCTGCGTTGGCGCACCGAATCCCGCTGATGACGGCATCTGGCAGATGACCGCACTCAATGAGCGTGGCATTCACGCCACCACCGCCAATGCATGGGCATGGGGCATTGAGGTCGTTGGCTACTTCGATTACCGGCCATGGTCGGACGCTGAACGGGCGCTGGTGTATGACACCGTTGAATCGCTATTCCGCTGGCGTGACATTGTGCCGAGCAAAGACACGCTGAAAGGACATCGTGAGGTGCCGTCGCCAAAGACGTGCCCAGGCATTCAGATTGATATGAGTCGGGTGCGACTCGATTTGCAACAACGCATGGGGGGAGCGTGATGGGTGATGATGCATTTGATACACGGTTGCGCAGTTTAGAAAAACACGTTATCGAAATAGGCAGTGACGTGAAGCAGCTTGTATATGCGCACAAGACCAACGATAGCGACATCAAAGAACTACGCAAGCAAGTGCGTGAACTTGAAAACCGCATCAACTATTTGTGGGGTGGCCTTGCGCTTGCCACTGCTGCAATACCAATTATCATGCGCATGATAGGAGCCTAGCCATGACGCCGAAACCGTGGTACACATCAAAGACCTTGTGGGTCAACGCCTTGACGTTACTGGTGATGGTGCTCGGCACCGTTGCACAGTGGCCAGAGTTCAGCGCCTACACTGCGCAAATTGCCGGTGCGGTGTCGGTGGTCAACATCCTGCTTCGTTTCCTCACTGACCGGCCGGTGGTGTAGCGATGCCCAAGCCACAGAAGCGCATCACGGCACTCACCGAGTTGCAATTCCGTGAGTTCATCAGCGCCGTTGAAGCAACTGGCAACATGCGTCAATGTGCAACGGCGCTCGGCATCCATTGGGGCACGTTGCATCAGCATATGAAGCTCCGCCCCGATCTCACCGAGGAATTGCGCCGAGCACAGGAAATTGGTAAGCAGAATCTACAGGCGCACCTTGAGGCAATCCTGCTTCGACACATTGAAGAGGGCAACATCACGGCGCTGATTTTCAAGCTCAAGCAACTCGACCCAACATATCGCGAGTCATACCATGTCACTACCAGCACTGCCCCCACCGACTTCGTCATCGACCTCACCGCGCCTGACGGTGAAGCACAGCCGGCAGACGGTGCCACAGCAACGCTTCTGGAGTGACTCGCACCGCTTCCGCCTCTTCGTCGGCGGTCGTGGCAGTGGGAAGACCAGAGCCGGAGCGATTGAAGTACTGCGCCAATCGGCAGGCACCACGTCGCTCATCATTGCGCCGACCTATCCCATGCTTCGCTTGGGCGCTATGGAGACGGTGCTGTCACTCGTTGCGCAGATGGGCGTTGCGGTGGCGTGGAATAAGTCCGACCTTGAACTGAGGTTGATTGGTGATAGGCGCATCATCTTCCGCAGTGCCGACAACCCGGATAGACTCCGTGGTGCCAACGTCGGCTTTTTGTGGCTGGACGAGGCGGCGATGATGGATAGCGACATTTGGCCAACGGCGATTGCCACGCTTCGGCATCAGCCGGGCAAAGCGATTGCAACGACGACGCCACGGGGAAAGAATTGGCTGTACGAACGCTGGTTGCATGGTGGCGATGATTATAGCATCGTGGAATCATCAACGACCGATAATCCCTATCTGCCCAGCCACTTCGTCGCAACGCTGAAGGAATCGATGACCTCGGAGATGTATCAGCAAGAGGTGCAGGGCAAATTCACTGATCCGATTGGCCAGCTCTTCAAGCGCCACTGGTTCAGCACCGTTGACCGTGCGCCCGACGATTTGACATGGTATCGCTACTGGGACCTTGCCACCTCCACCAAAACCAGCGCCGACTACACCGCATCGGTCAAAGCGGCGCTCGGGCGTGACGGCATTGTGTACCTCGATGCAGGCATCCACGTCAAAGCAGAATGGCCCGATGTTCGGCGCATCATGCTGACGACGTTTAAAGCCGAGCCTCGGGTACAGCACGGCATTGAAGAGGCGTTGCACGGCCTTGCCGTCGTGCAGGAACTACGCCGAGACCCATCGCTCGTTGGCATCACGATGAAAGGCATCAGGGTGGACAGGGACAAGCAAAGCCGGGCAATGCCGTGGGCAGCGCGTGCCGAGGCCGGAGCCGTGCGCCTCGTTGCGGGCGAATGGGTACGGCAATTTCTTGACGAGGTCGTCGCATTTCCATCAGGCCAGCATGACGACTACGTCGACGCCGCATCGGGCGCCATTGCGATGATGAGTAAACCGAAAGTAGATTGGGGGTGGGCATAATGGCAATCACTGGTTACCCGGGGTGGGTAGACAAACTGAAAAACGGCGAGGCGGTCAGTGGCACCATCGACGCCTACAGCCTCGTACCGATGTTGTACCGCAGTGTGAATCTGCGATGCGACGCTGTCAGCACGGTGCCGTATCGGCTTTTTCGCAACGATGCCGAGGTGGAGTGGCCATGGAATCAGAACCTCGCTAACTTGATGAAGGACACGGAGCGGAGTCTGCTTTTAACCGGTGCTGCGTACTGGCTGAAACTGTACAAAGGTCGTGTGCTCACCGGCTTTCAATTTCTGAATCCATTGTCGATGACGGTGCACTTCGACGCCAGCAAAGCCGAGCCGGGCAACCCCTTCGCGGGGGTGACGTTTCAGCAGAGCATCGCAGGCCGCACATACGGCCCGTGGACGACGCAAGAAATCATTTACTTTCGTGAGCCATCAATGACCGACGAAGTGGGACCAGGGCTGGCACCGGCGCGCGTCGCCTTGCAGTCAGCTCAGCTTGCGCATTACCTTGAGCGATTCACCTCAGCATTCTTTGAAGGTGGCGCACAGCCAGTCACCGTGCTGAACTTACCGGAGACAATGGATGAAGCTGAATTTAAACGATTCCAGGGCGAATGGTCCATGCGGTTTCAAGGTTTCGTCAACGCTTTTCGCACGGCGTTTGTGCGCAGTCCCGACCTCAAAGTCACGACGATCACTCCGCCGATTAACACGCTGTTGCTACCAGAGCTCCAAGAACGTGCCATTACCGCTGTCAGCATGACGCTGGGCGTACCACGCACGATGCTCGAGGCCAGTGCTGCCAACTTTGCCACGGCAGACAGCGACCGACAAAGCTTTTGGCGTGAAACCATCATCCCACGCCTCTCACTCTATGAGCAGGTCATCAATAACCAGTTGCTCTACGCACTGAACTACGAAATGCAATTCAACCCCGAAGCGCTTGACGTCATGCAAGCCGACGAGGCAAACCGTGCCGGATCGCTGTTGCAACTTGTCCAAGCCGGTGTCCCACTGCGTGGCGCCATGAAGATTTTGGGCTATGACCAAATCGAAGAGGCGCTTGGACCAGAGCCAACGCCAACGCCGCCAACATCACCCGACGCCACGCCCAATGAGCCAAGCGCTGGTGTCAGCGAGGAGGTGCAACCCGGTCAGGACGTTACGCCGGACGAGGTTGCAGAAGGATCCTTGCGTACAGCACGTGCCAATGATTGGGCTTTGCTCGCAAAAAAACTTGAGCGTCGCATCAAAGCCGGAAAGAGCATCGCCTGCACTTTCGAGAGCGACGTGATTACGGCAGACGAAGTGAAGAGCGTTATGGACTGCATCACTGACGGCATGACCGTCGACGAAGTGCATGAAGTGGTAAACGCCATCAAGGCCATCGACGATTTAACGCCCGATGAAAAGCGTGTGTATAACCGCATCGTCGGCGCCATGGAAAAGCGAGGCGCCACATGGGCACGGCAGATTGTGCAGGGCAAAGACGTCGACCCATCGCTAAAAGATGTGCTCGAGCCAGTGCTGATTACGGAATTACAAACCACGATGTCGGGCCGTGTTGACCGCCTTGGCACGCAGTTCGGTATCGGCATTGACCCTGCCGATGAAGGCGTCATCATTCAAGACTGGCTATCCGATTACATGCCTGAATTTAACCGAGAGATTGACAGTACGACACGCAAAGTACTCGAGCGCGCCATCGCCACGTACCGCACCACGCCTGGCATGACCATCCAAGATTTAGCCAAGCTGATTGCACCGGCATCCGGCAAAGCACGTGCATCGTCTATCGCCATTACGGAAACGACGCGCGCTGCATCACAGGCAACGGTCGAATATCAGAAATATCTCGGCGCACGTGGCGTGTTGATGGAGCGTGTGTGGAATACCGATGCTGATGATTTAGTCTGTCCGATCTGTGCACCACTCAACAACAAAAACGAGGACGTGTGGCTTGCTGATTACCCGCTTGGTCCACCGGCGCACGTGCGCTGTCGCTGTGATACCGGTCTGCGTGTCGTAAGGGAGTAGCCATGGATGTCAACATTAAAGTCCTCGCCGACGTCAGCTTCGGAAAGTATCAGGACATGGTGCGTAGCGTATTGCTGGCATACGGTCAAGCAGTTTCGCAAGAACTCAGAGAAGATAAACCCCGTCCACCATCGCAGGGGTCAATGCGCTACAAGTCTGAGCGTCAGCGACGCTTTGTCATGGCGATGATTAAGCAAGGCAAAATCAAAGTGCCGTATGTGCGTGGGCAAGGCAGTGGACTGAAAGGGAGTGAAACACTGAACCGCAGTTTTCGTGTTGACCTCGAGGGTGACAGCGCCGTGCTGTACAGTGCTGCATCCTATGCGCCGTACGTCATCGGCGACCAGCAAGCCGAGATTCATCAAGGGCGCTGGAAAACGGCACTTGACGCAGCCGACATCATCGCCCAGCGTGGCGACCTTGATAAGATTGTCAGCATGGCGCTGGCAGATTTGGAGAATATGTAATGCCATACCAAGTGATGGAGCAAGACGGACAGTTTTGCGTGTTCAAAGAGGACACGACGACACCACTCGAGTGCTACGACGATCGGGACGATGCCGAAGCGTATTTCACGGCGCTGACCATCGCCACGCAAGACGAGGCCAAAGCCGAGAGCGACACCCACACACCGCCCGAAGCCGTCGCCGACAATGCCCGTATGGCGCTCGAAGTCCGTGCAGAGAAGCCACCAAGCGAACAGGGTATGACGCTGGTTGGTTTGGCGCGAGCTCGACAGCTAGCAGAACGCCGACCGGTCAGCGTGGCAACCCTGCGCCGGATGCTGTCGTACTTTGCACGCCACGAAGTCGACAAAGAGGGCGAGACATGGAGCGAGCAGGGTAAAGGCTGGCAAGCATGGATGGGATGGGGTGGCGACGAAGGGCGTGACTGGGCACAGGCGATTATTGATGAGGAGGACGAGATGGAAGCAAAGGCAAGCCGACGCCACAGCGAAGCGGATATGAAGCTGATTCGTGCGATGCGCAAGCAGCTCAAAATGATGCTCGAAATCTGCGTGGAGCTGGGCGATGACGGCTACGACGACGAGGAGCATGGCGAGGAGTACGCTGAAGAAACCGCTGAACAGCTCGAAATGGAGCAGGGAATTGCCGATGTGGTCGATGCCCTTGACAACGTCCGTACTATGAAAGTAGAAGAGGCAGTGAGCGACGAGGTCAAGCACTTTGCTCGCAAGCTGATGGGGGCATCATGAACGAAGTCAAGGCACTTCAACACGGATTAGCGGTAAAGTTCGTTAGTGATTATGTTGTCAGCGGTCGTGCCGTCGTCTTTGGTGGTCGTGATCTCGTTGGCGATATCTTTACTAAAGAAACTGATTTTGGTCTTGGTCGCTCACTCGTTGGTATGCCGATTTACTGGGACCACGCCATGGGTGGCATTAAGTCGCAAATCGGTCAAACCATTGATTATCGAATTACCGACGAAGGTATCGATATTGTCATTGAGCTCAATAAGCATCATAAGTACATCAAGGAAATTACGGAGCTTATTGAGGCCGGTGTTGTTGGCTTAAGCACCGGCGCACCAGCGCATCTCGTCATGCGCAAATCAATCGACATCGGTGAATGGATTCAGCGCTGGCCACTTTCAGAGGGTAGCTTGACAGTTCACCCTGCAGAGCCTCGTACACTTGGAGTCAAGAGCGAAGAGAGCACCGCATCGAGCCATGCTGATGCAACGCTAGAGCCTGACGATACACATCAGACGATTATCAGCAAGGAATCAGACACCATGTCAGACATTAAAGACGCAGTCAAGCAGGCAATCACTGAGCTTGCCGGTGAGCCGGTACAGGGTGGCGTCATCGCCGCACCATCAACCAAGACCGTGACGAGCCGTGGTTTCAGCAACGAGCCCAAAGAGGCATTCAAGCACTGGATTCGCACTGGCGACGACGTCGCTGCGAAGGCGACCTTGGTCGAAGGCACCAACGACAACGGCGGGTACCTCGTGCCCAAGGACTTCTACGACATGATCATCGGGCGCCGTGATGAGCTCAGCCTGTTGTCACAGGCTCGCTTCATGCGCCTCACCACCTCACGTCGTCAGATTGACGTGCCAGCGCAGGATGCAAAGTCAGACTTTGCCGTCGTCGCTGAGTCGGGCAGTGCCAACTTCGATGAGCCAACGTTTGCCAACACCAAGACCATCACGGTGTACAACCACTCACTCGCCATGAAGGTGTCAAACGAGTTGCTTCGTGACCAAGCCGCCAACCTCGAGCAATTCCTCACTGAGGAGATTGGTCGCGCCGCCGCTCGTGCTACCAACAACGCCATCATTGCCGGTACTGGTAGCTCACAGCCATACGGCATCCTAGCACGTGCCACGGTCAGCGAGACGCTCGCCAGCACGACCGGCGTTGACTTTGCCGACATCATCAACATCATGGGCAAGCTGCCATCGTGGTACGACGAGCAAGGCGCCACCGGCTGGATCATGCGCAACGCGACCAAGGCCGCTATCCGTGCACTGACCGGCAACTATCCGCAGTTCCGCCCACTTGAGACTGGTGGCACTGGTGACCTCGAGGGCTACCCAGTGATGGTCAGTGACAAGATTGACGCCATGGGCGCATCAGCCAAGAGCATCATCTTCGGCAACATGAGCTACTACGCTTTTGTTGAGAACGGTGCCTTGGAAGTATCGCGCAACCCATACCTCTATCAAGCCAACTACCAGACTGGCATCTTTGTCAACTATCGCTTCGGTGGCGATGTAACACAGCCAGAGGCGTTTGTCTACGGTGTGCACCCAGCGGCGTAGTGACACAATCAGCGGAGTGGTAGTGCGCACTATCACTCCGCATTGGAGTAGCAATGAAAGTTCAAGTAATCAAGGGTTTTGCAGTGCGTGACATCAATGGGCGCATGGTGTTTCCCAACATCGGCGACATCATCGACATCAGCATTGCAGATGCCAAAAGCCTTGAGAAGCGTGGTTCGGTTATCGTTCTTGACGTTGAAGAGCCACCGCCACCCACGCCAAAGCCAACGAAGAAAAAGGTGATTTGATGGCGTACACGACAACGGCCGCGCTGAAAGCCTACCTCGGCATTACATCAGCAAGTGACGATGTGTTGCTCGCCGATGCAATTGACCGTGCACAGGCGATGATTGACCGGCATTGTCATCGCCACTTTGAGCCCGAAACAAATCACGGCCCCGCTGCGTCGCACGTGCACTATTTCACCCCACTGCGCGAGCTGAGTGGGGGTGATTTGCTTGACGACTACACGCTACGCCTTGACGCTGACCTCGCAGAGCTCACCAGCATCACCAACGGCGACGGCACAGCGATACCCAACAACCAAGTAGTGCTTCTGCCACTCAACACCGTGCCCACCAACATGATTCGCATCAAGTCATCGTCAGGATACTTTTGGACGTATATCAACAGCCCCGAAGCCTCAGTGCAGGTTGCTGGCAAGTGGTGTTATAGCCTTGATATTCCAGACGACATCATTGCGGCAACGCTCCGCCTTGCTGGCTACCTGTACCGTCAGCGTGAAGGCACACCGGACAGCGACCGTGCCATGATTAGTGCCGACGGCGTCGTGCTGACTGCGCCACGCATTCCAAGCGACATCAAAGAGATGTTGCGTCCGTTTGTGCGGAGGTCATAGTATGGGCAGTCAGATTGACGCCATCTTAGACGCCGTCGAGGCGATGTCCGTCAGCGGTGTGACCACGGTGTACCGAGGTGCCACGCTGAAAAACGGTGTTGAGAGCGCCGACTTACCAGCGCGCATCATCAGTGCGATCGGCATGATGTCATCACGCACGACGGTGCAGACGCTCGGCGGGAGTGGCCACCTCATGCAAACCGAGTGGACCATCACTGACGTGGCGCTGATTCGGGCAGCGGGCATGGGCATCGGGCTCAAAGACGTTGCACCGGGGCTTGAGATGTACATGGCGTCATACCACAACAGCGCCCGCACGTTGCAAGGCTCAGCGTGGGCGCTGACGGGTCTCGGCGTCCGTGCGCAGGTGCTGGAATGGCCACAGGCATCAGGGCGATTTTATGACGTGGTCACGGCAACGCTGACCATTAGGGAAATAATCCAATAGGAGGGATAGACCATGCCACAGACAACAGGCGCAATTACCGGGTCAGCCGCCGCCGTCAGCATCAAAGTTGGCGCCGGTGCCTACGTTGACCACAGCGGTACCGCACAGAGCGTTGACGCCGCCACGGCATCACGCATCAATGACAGCACCTACACCTTCGACGGCGCCAACCCCATCATTTTGCTGGGCAAAGAGGAAGCCGTTGAAGTAACGGTGAACTTTCTTTACACCGAAGTTGCACTCGAGGCGTGGGAAATCGCCTACGCCGCATTCAAGGCTGGGGACCTCGTGCAGGTCAAGTGGGAGCCGAAGGGTGCCACGGGCAAGCAGTGCGAGACCATGGCTGGTGGCTACATCACGAGCATCGACTTCCCTGCCGTCGAGGCGTCAAGCGCTGGCCCCGTCGTTGCATCTATCACCGTCATGGCGCCGGGCGTTACGTACAGCGCATAGTTCGGGCGGTGCGGTGTCGGGCATCCACTGCACAGCCACCACCACCCACTGCGTGGGAGATGCCCACAAGGATCCTTCTTCATACATAGGAGATGCCCATCACTATGACCACACCACAGTACACCGTCAATGCCGATAGGCTGACCATCCGCGATGTCATCGCCATCCAAAGCGCCGGTGGCGACATCAGCGCACTGATGCCCATCTATGCCAAGTGCATCGAATTACCTGAGGGCATGGATGTCCTCGACTTGCCAGCCAAGCATCTCAAGGCGATTGCCCAAGCCATTGTCAAGGAGATGACCGCCGACATGGGAAACTAAGAACGGCGGTGCTTGCCCACCTATGGACAGAGGAGCCGGCACCGCTGGAGTACATAGAACTGCAGATGTGTCGTGACGTCTACCACTGTCCTCCGCAGTATCTGCCACCATGGCACGTCATCAGGCAGCACATGGCAATGATACAAGTGGAGAATGAGGTTAGGGAGAAGCGACAGAAAGCGAAGCGCAAGTAATGGCAGAAACCGTAGTAGTAAATTTTGTCGGCAATGACGACGTCACGGCAGCGGCAAAAAAAGCCGAGAGCGCTATTAAGGACGTGGGCAACGCCGCCGAGGCGCAAGGTTCAAAATTCAGTGGCATGAAAGACATCGCCCGAGGCGCCTTGCAGAGTATCGGAGAAGGCGCCATTGGCCTTGCTGGCAACATTGGCTCAAGTATTATCGGCGGTATCACGTCGTTTGTCACCGATGGCATCAGCGAGGCGGCAGGGTGGCAAAGCGCGTTTGCACAGACCGAAGCCGTGGTTGCATCGACGGGTATGGCGGCAGGGTATAGTGCTCAGCAAATGGCTGACCTTGCGACCTCGATGTCAGCAACCGAGGGTATGTCGCTGTTTACTGATGACCAGGTACTCGGCGCTACGAACGTTTTAGCAACCTTTACCAAAGTCGCTGGCCAGCAGTTCGAGGGCGCTACTCAAGCGTCTGTCGACATGGCGCAAGCGCTCGGCATGGATGTCAGCAGTGCGGCGATGATGATGGGTAAAGCGCTCAATGACCCCGTCAAGGGTATGTCGGCGCTGTCCCGATCGGGCGTATCATTTACTGACGAGCAAAAGGCGATGGTTGAAGCGATGGTTGAGGCAGGCGACGTTGCCGGCGCACAGAATCTCATCCTAAACGAGATGGCCGTGCAATTCGGTGGGTCAGCGCTTGCCGCTACGGAAACATTCGCCGGTGGACAGAAGTTGCTAGAAGAGCAAATCAACGGCGCCAAGGAAGCCATTGGCACAGCGCTTCTACCAATCCTCACGCGCCTCACCAACGTCGTTCGCTCTTTCGTCATTCCCATTGTGCAGAACCTTGCTGAGCGCTTTGCGGCGTTCATTAGCGGGCTTGACTGGGACACAATCATTACGACGATTAGTTCGCTGATTGTCGGCTTCACGAGCTTTGGGAGTGCCGTGCCATGGGACGCTATCACCGGCGGATTCAACGCCGTGATTGCCGCAGTCATGACGGTGCAACCGCTGTTTAGTGCGATTGCTAACTATACGATGACGATGTTCGCCGCCTTCACCGGACCCGAAGCCATGGGCGCCGCCTCTGGCCTTGCCGGGGTCATTGGCATGATTGTAGATATCCTCGGCGGACTGTGGTCAACGCTGCAAAGCACGGTCACTGCGGTCATCAATGTGCTTGCGCCGATCGTCGCTGAGATTGTGCGCTTTGCCATGGAGATTGTCACCGCCATCACGACGACGTTGCAGAGTCCCGAAGTGCAGAACGCTTTTGCGCAGTTTCAAGTGCTGTTTGCAAAGGTTGGCGAAATTGTCACACTAGTTGCTGGCATCATTGGCACGGTGCTTGTGTTTGCGCTCGATGGGCTGAAAATCGCGTTTGAGTTCATCTGGCCAGTCATTGACACGGTGATTAAAAACATCTTTAACGTCATCAGCTTCACCATACCAATCATTACTGGCATCCTCGACAGTGTGGTGATGTTGCTCAAAGGTGACTTTGCCGGCGCATGGAGCAATATTCAGACGGTTATCAGCAAGGCGTGGGACGATATTCAGATCGCAGTGCAGACGGGGATTGATGCCGTCAAAACGAAACTTCAAGAGTGGATTGATGGCGCTGCGCAATTTGGCAGCGACCTTGCCGCCGGTATTGCACGAGGCATCACGGACGGCGCTGGTAAGATTGCCGATGCAGCAAAGAACGCGGCTACAGCGGCACTCGATGCGGCGAAAAAGTTGCTCGGCATCGCCTCACCGTCAAAGCTCTTTGCAGACAGCGTTGGTCTGCCCATCAGTCAAGGCATTGCCGCCGGCATTGCCAAGGGTGCACCGGAAATCAATGGTGCGCTGGGCATGACGATGGGTGGCGCATCGGCAGGCACCACGCAGACGGTGCAGAACTACTACCTATCAGCAACGTACAATCAGCGTCAATCAGAATCAAACATCATGGCCGATCTGCGTGCCATGCAGTTACTCAGCGGGGCGGTGTAGCATGACAATCACGGACACCTTTGCACTGACGTATACGACACGAGGCGTTACGTACACGCTGAGTGGGTATGATGCAACCACGGGTCTGGCATTTCGCTACCTCGGCGACCAGGGCTTCGGCCTGGCTCCTCTGCACCGCATAACGACGCGCGGGCCACTGCAGGACGGTGATAGTGATATCGATTTTCGCCTTGACCCACGGGTGCTACAAATTCCCATTGTCGTCAAAAATGAATCGACGACGCCGATTTATCAACACTACGACATTCGCGATGCGCTGTTGCGCATATTCCGTCCGCAGGATAGTGGCGTACTGACTGTGACAACGAATAAAGGTTCGAGCGACCGTGTGCGCAACATTGGCACCAGGCTACTCGGTGGCCTGAGCTTTGATGTTGACCCTGATTCATGGCACGTGCGCACGGTGGTGCAGCTGCGTGCTGATGACCCCACGTGGTACGACGCCGTCACGGCAATCAATACCCAAACCTTTGTTGCTGCCGACTTCGGCTTAAATCGCTCAGCAAGCAACCTCGGCACGTGGATTGCGTATCCAACGATTTTGGTAACTGGCCCCGTGACGAACTTTAAGATTACCAACGTGACTACTGGGCGCTTTATCGAGTACGTCGGCACGATCGCAGCGGGCACAACGGTGAAAATCGATTTATCCTACGGTCGCAAAACTGTCACCAACAATGCGACGGGCGCAAATCTGATTGCAAATATTTCGTCACTTTCACAGCTGGCGACGTTTGCCATCATTACCAGCACACAAAATCTGCAGGTCACTGGCACTGGCACAAGTGGCGCTACGCTCGTCACGGTATCGTGGCTGAATCGCTACACCGGTATCTAGGAGACATCATGGCACCAGAGTACATGGTCACGATCTACAATGCATCGGGCGTGGTGCAGGCCATATCGCAGGACTTCATCGCTATCAAAATTAGTCGCACGGTCAACGCACCGGATGTCTGTGTGATTGCCTACAACATCAACGATGCCTACGTCGACCAATTCCTCGTCATCGGCGCCATCGTCACGGTGATACGCTACGACAGCGCCGAGGGCATCCCAGCGCGCACCGAGTTTAGTGGCATCATTCGGCGCACGACTCGCACCTACAATGAGAAGAGCACATTGGAGGTGCTGTGCTACGGCATGATGGACATCCTGAGTCAGCGTGTCGTCGCCTACAAAGCGGGCATTGCGAACCGGTCAAAGTTTACGACAATCCCAGCAGAGACCATCATCAAGACCCTTTTTAATTACAACATTGGCAGTAATGCGACCGTCGCCAATGGCAGAGCGCTTGATGGCCGTCTCACTGGTGCGACAACGTCGGCGAGCGGTGGCACCGGCACGGCAGTCAGCATTGAGTGTAGCTACGCTAATCTGCTGACGACGATACAGGACGTGGCAGAGCAGGGTGGTGGTGATTTCAGTGTGTCCTACACAGCCCCAGCAATGTGGACGTTGACCTGGCATCTTGGCCAGCTTGGCACGGATCGTACGGCTACGGTCATCCTCAGCATGCTCAATGGCTCGCTCGGTGAACTCGTGATCGACATTGACAAGGTCAGCGACTTCAACGCGACCATCATCGGTGGCACCGGTGAGGGCGCTGCACGCCTCGTCGCCACGCGGCCGTCAACATTGCCGACTGGCCTCACCCTCAAAGAGCGATTCATCGATGCACGAAGCCAGAAAAAGGCGCCGATTACGTACCTGCAAGACCTTGGCACCGTGGCGCTGAATCAACAACGCAAGAAACGCGAATTTATCGCAAAGCCCATACAGAGTGCATCACTGAAATACGGTCGTGAGTATTTCCTCGGTGACCTCATCACGATTTACGACAACTTCAGCGGCAGTGCGCAAACGCAGAAAATCACCGGCGTTGGACTTAGTTTTGAGGATAGTGGTAGAGAGGTGGTGGACATTGAGCTATCTCCCAATACTTAATGCGCTGGTCGATACCCGGCGCCGTGTTGATGAATTGCAGGTCGCCGAGGAGGTCGGCGCCGTTTTGACGCTGACGCGCACGGCGGCGCAAGCCATCACGACCGCGGGTACCACTATCACATGGCAAAGTGCGTTGCGCAATTTTCAATTCACGTGGTCGGGCAGTGACATCACGATACCGGCGACGGGGTGGTACATCGTCAGCATTGCGCTCACGACATCGGCACCGGCGCTGAATGACCTGCTGTATCGTATCAATGTAAACAGCGCTAATGTGCAATCATTTTCCGGAATTGGCGATGCTGACCGTCAAGCGTCGTCGGCGCTTTTTATGCGTCACTTTACGCAGGGTGACATCGTGCAAATCAGCGTACTGCCGTCGGCCAATGTCAATATCAATGCGGTGGCAGAGAATAGCGCCGCCGAATCCCCTATCTTGCACATCGTCCAGCTCAGTGGAGGCGTCGGCTAATGTATAAAATCTATGAGCCCGAAGCGCTGACATTCTTCTATGCTGATGACTACGGCGTGCGCTATGATGCGCCGAGCGGTGACGTCGTCGAAGCGCCGTATACCGAAGCCGAAGCATTGCGGGCGGTGCGCCAGCTTCGCACCGATCGGCTGTATCAATGCGACTGGACACAACTGCCCGATGCGCCACTGAGTGATGCGGAGCGGGCACAGTGGCGAGCGTATCGCCAAGCACTGCGTGACATGATGGATGATTTTCAGTGGGGTGTCACAACGTGGCCAATGTTGTGATATAATGATGACGTTGCTAGTCCCATAGTGACACGCTCTGACTCCACACCTCACTCCTGACGCAAACGGACCACACCGCACCCACGCTGATGCTCGTCAGCGTGGGTGCGGTGTTTTATTGCGCCAAGCACACCGCGACCCCTAGCGCTCATGTCTCATACGCTGGGGTCGCAGTGCCGCATTTAGTTACCCCCGCTAAAACAGGTCAGCGAGCGTTACGAAGATATTGTAGCAGATTTTGACGAGTTTTGAAATTGGCGCAAAATTGGTCCAAAAAGTGCTTGACATTGTATATCATGTGATATATACTATGTTCATAGGGTTCGATAGACGAGACGAGAGGACAGAGACGATGAGCAAGCAATTTTCAGAGATGACCGCAACCGAGCTCCGTGAGTACGCCGAGATGGTTCAGGCTGAGTACGATGCTGGCGAGCTCGAGGGGCCAAGCGGCCGGCAGATTGTCCGCGATGCGTGGGCACGGGTCGAGGAGGCCGAAGCAGCGGTCGAAGCAGTGGTCGAAGCAGTGGTCGAAGCAGTGGTTGAGGCTCCAGCCACCTACACCATCAAGGTAATCGGCGTCGGCATGAAGCAGGTCAAGGCCGCCGATGTCCGCAGTGCCATCATCAAAGCCGTGACCAAGAGCCGCGCCAAGCACGGCGTCGAGTACGATGCCAGCACGCAGGTCTACACCGTGACCAAGCGCTGCGGCGATGCCCGCAAAATCGTCGGCAAAGCGACGGTGTGGTAGAAAGGACGATGGCCATGAAAGAGACCAAAAACCGCGCGGTGCTGGTTCGCATCGACGCCACCACGGCCAAAGCGCTGGAGATACTCATCCAGCGCTGGCAACAGGATGACCCGGACACCAAGCTGAGCAACGCCGTTCGCCGAGCCATCATTTATACGGAGCGTGCCACCCGGCCCGCAGCAGAGAAGGAGTAGTCAGATGACGCGTTTACGATGGGACCAGCCAGTACCGAGCACCGAAGAGGTTGAGAGCGCCGAGCCGATCATGCTGATGCGCCGAGTGGTCGGCGACGCTGACCGCCCCCGCCTCGCCTACGTGGCGCACTGGGCAGAGGGTAACGACCGGCGCATGGTGACGCTGTGGAATGAGCGTCCCAACGTGTGGGCAGTGCAGTGCACGTCGACGAGCTACGGCAGTACATCGACCTGGGGCAGTGAAGAGCGGTGCTTGCGCCTTGCCGGTCAATGGGCAGGGTGGCGTGGCATCAAGATGGAGGGGTAGCATGTACGACTATAGCGAGTTTTGGCTGTACCTTGGTGGGACGCTGGTGTGGGCGCTGATGACCTACGGCTATGTGGTGATTGAGCGCTGGTTCAAGCGCAAGTAGGCGACGACGAAACGGTGTGCGGTCTCGATCGCACACTGTCTGCCGGTGAGGTCCGGCACTGATGAGTCGAAGGAGGAGACGATGGGTAAGACACGGTTGCTAAAGTCGGGAAAGAATTTCCCCAAACGCCTGGCATGGTGGATTTGGCTGAGTGAGGGTGGCAAGTACCTGGTAGACATCATCCAGTGTGGTCGGCACATCAGCCTGACGGCGGCGACGTTGCAGGGTGCGGAGTTGCTGGTCAAGGAGCACAGCGATGAGTAACGACATGATGACAGAGCTTGCAGCACTGATGCGCGACCTCGGCGAAATCGACAGCGAGGTCAAGGCCATTGAGTACACGCGCGACGAGAAGCGCGAGCGCATTGCCCAGATTGTGCAAGAGCTGGGTGGTAAGGTTGAGGTGATGGGTGTGGGCGTTGCGATGATGACGCCAGACAGTGAGAGTCACAGCTACGACACCAAGGCGCTAGACCAGCTGATTAATATCATGGTTGAGGACGGCGAAATTCACACGGCCAAGCGGATTTTGAGCTGTAAGAAATCGACCAAGCGCAAGGGTAGTCTGCGCATTACGATGGCGAAGTGAGGTTGAGATGATGAAACCAGCGTGGCAGCAGTCGGAGTACATGCGCTACTTCTACAAAATCGAGGGTGAGTACGTTGGTCAGTTTGACCACTATCCAAGCGCATTTCACTTCACGATTGAGCGAGTTGATGACGGCATGTTTGTGATGTCTGCATGGTGTGATTCGGCAACGTCGACCTATGTCGTCGCCTACATGGCGCAGAAGTTTCGCACGATGCAGGAGGCGCGCGACGCACAGCCACGCTGGCATGACAGCATGGTTGCGACGATGAAGCAGCGGTACGACGAGGAGAAAGCGGCGGCTGGTGCGATACTGAGTCCACAGACGAGCGAACATGAGTATGCGCATGAGCAAGAGGTTTTGGCATTGTATCAAATACCGATGTGGGAGGACTGAGATGGCAGAGTTGATCGCAGTGGTTTTACTCGGTGCCGGCGTGGTGGTGACGATCATCATCACGTGGCACCGGGAGGCGCAACGCCAGGCGTGGTGGCATCATGAGATGATGACGGACGCACGGCAAGAGGGTTATGCTGAGGGCTGGGATGCGGCAGTGGAATTTATGAAGGGAGGGCAGAAGTGAAGGCGGAAATCAAGGTTTTGCAAATCAGCGAGCGAGGCCTATGGGCGATGATGATTTTTGCTATGGACTACGACGGCGAGACGAGGGAGGTGATTGCAACAATTTACGCAGAATCAGAATATGAGTTGATTCAGCACGCACGATCGCACCTCAGCCAAAAACGCGAGAATTTCAAGGATACGCTTAAGGCTATTGATAGTGCATTTGAAGTTGTAAGCCGACACGAGATGGAAATATTGCGTGCCAAGTTTGGCGTTAAGGAGCAGAGCGATGAGCAACGATTTTGATTTCGGGTTGGCTGGGTACACACCAGAGGACGAGGGTAGTGAGTACACCTACGCATCGGCATATTGGCTGAGCACCACCCGTCGCCCAGCTGCCGACGTCGGCGCATGGCACACGGCCAGCTTCGAGGCGATGCCCGAGCCGTGGGTCAAGGTTGAGCGCTTCGACGGCGAGGTTGGCCACGAGGCCAACGACATTGAGATGGTGCCGATTCGGCGCCGTGAGTTTTGGGTGATGAACTGCACTGATGACACGTCACGGTACATCCCCCACTACCTCGACGCCATCAGTGGCAAAACGTTTTTGAGTCAGCGGGGCTTTGACCCAAACTTGTACCGCAGTGTACGGAGCACCGTGCAGGTGCTGGCGATGGTAAAAGGCCTTGACGAGCCCATCGTCCTGCAAGCCAAGGGCATGGTCGGAAGCCACCTCTTCCGCCGTCCGACACGGCGCTCACCTGGTGGCATCGTGTATCAGTACGTCAATGCTGCGCTGGGCATCGCCAAGGCGACGAGCACGTCAGCGATTCCGCACTACAGCTTCTGGGTTGGCATCAAGGCACCGCGCGACGCCAAAGGCCGGATTAAGACGACGGAGGTTGGCGCTGGCTCAAGCAAGGCGTACGTGGTGATGCCCGAGCTCATGGATAAGATTGATGGCATGCAACGCGCTGACATCGTCCGTACCTTCGTGGGGCGCGATAAGCAAGAGCTGTTCCAAGCGGTGTATGAGGAGAGCAAGGCGTGGGCAGACGAAGTCCGCGACGACTTTGCCACGGCGCCCGTCAGTGCCCCTGTAGCGCCCCCAGCGGTGCGGAATGTAGTGGAGCCGATAGAGGATGAGGCTTCACCGTTCTAAGTAATGATGACAGCCCCGCTCGAGCGATGATCGGGCGGGGTTATATCATTCCTAGTGATGGTATGATATAATAGGAATTATTCACACGGAGGAAATATGCCACGTTTACGCAAAGACCAAGCTATCGTCAACCGCAAAGACCGATTGACGATTCTGGCACCGGTCGACATCATCGAGGCGCTCAACCGCATGGCCGACGCCAAGGGCATCAGCCGTAATGCGCTGATTTGTCAGATGCTCAGCAAGGCGACCAAGGCCAAGGCAAAGAAGGGAGCGGAGTGATGACAAAACCATTTATTCCAGATGTGACAAAGTGGAAATATCGCCATGTGCATGTACCGCAGTCGCGCGTATTGCCACTATTTCGCACGAGTCGGCCAACTGGTGAATGGATGCTTGACACGCCAGCGCCACTCAACCACTACGCACGCTTCGTCACCAAGGTGTGGATGCCAATCATTGACATGATGGTGTATGAGCATCACATCATTGTATTCAACGACGCAATGAAGTTCGGATCACACAAGCCACGTGCAAAGTACATTGTGTATACCTGGCAAACCGACAAATGGCATGGCGCCTATGTGCCATCAATGTCACTGCATACATTCAGCGAAATTAGAGATGATGTCATGATACTGGTTCGTGAGGTTTCACCCAATGCGATGACCTACGACGAATATCAGCGTGAGGTGACGGCATGAACCTCGACGGCCTCAAAGCCCAGCGGCGTTGGGTTGGCTACAAATCGCCGACCGACAAAGCGCCGATGAATCCCTACACCGGACGCAATGCGTCAAGCACGGACCCAGCGACGTGGGCAACCTACGCCGAAGCGACGGCAGCGCAGATGCGATATAAGTGGCATGGCGTTGGCTTTGTGCTGAACGGTGACGGCATTGTCGGCATTGACCTTGACGATTGCTTGACCGACGTTGATGGCGCCCAAGAGCGAAGCAAGCTGGCACGGCACGTCATGGCACTGGCACGAAGTTACACCGAGGTGTCACCATCTGGCACCGGTCTGCACATCATCGGCACCGGCACACTGGAGCGGTCAATCAAAGACACCATCAACGGCGATGCCATTGAGGTATACAGCACTGGGCGCTACTTCACATTCACTGATGATCCGCTCGACATCGCACCAAGCGACATTCACGACATCAGCGACGCCATCAACGAGATTCAGGACATCATTGAATCAGAGCGCGAGCGCCGTATGGCGAAGCCCGCGCCCATTGCTCGGGAGTCGATGAGTGATGACCATCTGCAAACGGTGTGGCTGACATGGCTGGGCCGTGTGGAGCGCATCATGCAGAATGCGACGCAAGGCAACCGCCACAACAGCCGGGTCAAGGCCGGACGACTGATGGGCGGTGCACTCGCTGCGCTTCGTCAGCATGGCTATGACCCAATGAGCGATGATGCGGCGACGCAGTACATCTATAACCTGCTGATTCCTGACCAAGGCGAACAACGCATCGAATACCGTGCAATTGAGGACGGCATCGCGTTTGGTCAGCGCTCACCGCTCGAGGTGTGGAAGCGCCGACGCAGTGATGACGTCAGCGTGGTGCCAGCGGTGGAATCGCAGATAGTACAGAAGGATCCTTCTGAAAACGTGGCCAAAGTGCATCCGTATGAGAACACCGACGTGGGCAACGGCCTCCGCTTTGCCGATGCGTACCGCACGACGCTGGCATGGGTGCCCGAGTGGCAGACGTGGATGCATTGGTGTGGCACGCACTGGCGACGCATTGATGACGCAACGCTTCGAGGCTTGGCACACGACCTCGTGCTGTCGATGCACCGCAATGCCATTACTGGTAATCAACGCATTGACAACGAGGTGGCCAAGTGGGCGATTAAGAGCCAAAGCACCGGACGTATTGACGCCATGCTGGTGTCAGCACAACCATACCTCATTGTGTCATCAGAGCAGTTTGATACGCACCACGACACCATCAACGTAGGCAACGGCATGGTGTCACTCAAAGATGGCAGTGTGCGCCCGCATGATCCGGCGTGGTATTTCACCAAGTGCATTGCCGTCAACATGGACGACAATGCCAGCACGTTGCCATGGCAGGACTTCCTCGACACCATCTTTGATAATGACCAAGAACTGATTGCCTACATTCAGCGGGCGGTCGGCTACACGCTGACTGGTAGCACGGACGAGCATTGTCTGTTCTTTTGCTACGGCACTGGAAAGAATGGTAAATCAACGTTTATGAAGGCTCTCGAGATGCTCATGCAAGAATTTGCAGTGACGACCAACGTAGAGGCGCTGCTTGATACATCGGGGAGCGGTGAAGGTGCAACGCCCCACCTCAGCAGGTTGCTTGGGCGTCGTTTGGCCATTGCCCAAGAGATGCCCGAGAATCGCAAGATGAATGAGTCACTGGTGAAGAGCATCACCGGTGGCGACCGCATTGCCACACGCGAACTCTACAAAGACATTTTCCAATTTACGCCAACGCACAAGCTCTGGATTAGTGGCAACCACAAGCCACGCATCAGCGGGACCGATGACGGCATCTGGCGGCGGCTTCGCATTGTGCCATTCACTGTGACGATACCCGAAGCCAAGCGCCGTAATCTCAGCGACATCATGGATGAGTTCAAGCGCCATTTGCCAGGTATCTTACAGTGGGCGGTGCTTGGCGCCCAGATGTGGTATCAGCAGGGGCTTCGCTCGTGCGGTGCCGTCGACCGTGCCACGTCAGAGTACCGCGGTGAAGAGGACGCCGTGGCTCGCTTTGTGAGTGATCGGTGTGAGTTGCACCCTGCTGCGCACATCGACAAAGTAAAGCTTTATTTGGCGTGGAAGGACTGGGCAGAGGACGAAGGCGACCGCTCGGCGCAGATGAAGAGTCAACGATGGCTGATGCGTCAGTTGGGTCAGCGCTTCGGCTGTGAAGGGGGCGGTGATGGGCGTCGTTTGGTCGTCGGCATTCGTTTGAGCGATGCAGATGCCATAAACGACCATATTGCGCCCGGCGTGCGGATTATGCAGTAATGCACTAATCGGTGCTTTTTACCCTAATTTTTCCTAGTGATTTCTCATGTAGGACTTTATGGAAAAATGGTCAATTAGTGCATTACTGCATAATCAGTGTTTTTGCCAGTGTTTCGAGCGATATGGTTTACAGTGTGAGTATTGTTGACAATGTCGGGGACAATCAGCTCGATGCCCCGACCGTTGAAAAAGGAGTGACCGCAATGAACCTACAAAACCGCAGCACCGTCCTCTACCGCGCCGTTCCGCGTGGCACCATCCTCGTCATGATCCACGACCCCAGCGCTGACCACGCACATCGTGGTTACACCGTCATGCTAGCACTCACGACGCGCGACCAGCGCTACGGCTTCAGCATGGGCGTGGCGCACAGCGAAGCTGAAGCGCTGGAGATGGTCGAGGAGTTGACCGATGTCGCCTATGAGCGCGCCGTGCGTGGCGGTGTCAAAACCACGCATCACACCATGCTCGAGAATCTTGTTCAAGCAACGTTGCTATAAAGGAGTGACACCATGCGCCTGACAAAGCTCCCCCATTACCTGTGCCTCATGTGCCATCAGCACGTCGACCGCGCGATGCCAATACCCCAGCTGTGCGCTGCATGCCGTCAGCGTGGCTGGGCCGATGTGCTGGCCACCAAGGCACGGCACGTCGCCATGCTCAAGACGACGTGGAGCACGATGATCGACCACGAAACGCAAGCGCGGTTCGAGGCCGTGCTCGAAGCGTGGTCCGAGTCCAAGCTTCCGGCGCCGCCGTTGCGTCGCATGAATCAGCGCAAAGATTTTGAACGGCGCATCGTCGCCACGGTCACCAAAGCCGACCGCTTTGCTGCGCTGGTTGAAACGTGGTACGACGCCGTGCTCAGCGAAGAGGAGTACGACGCCATGATGGTGCAAGCGCAGTTCGCAGTGACGGAGGTGACGCAGTGAGAGGACGCAAGACCGACGCCAACCAAGCCGCCATCGTCGCCGTGCTTCGTGAGGTCGGCGCCAGCGTCGTTGATTTGTCAGCCGTAGGCAAAGGCGTGCCCGATCTGCTCGTTGGATTCCGTGGTCGCACCTACCTCCTCGAGGTCAAGAACAAGAAGGGGCGCAACCGCATCACCGCCGACCAAGAAGTGTTCTATGCATGGTGGCGTGGTGCCGAGGCAGTCATCGTCTACAATGAAAATGACGCATTGATGGCGATAGGCATCACGGAGGGGTGACGATGCAGGAGATATGGTCACGACAGATTGGGCGCTACACCTACTACATTATCTACAGCGCCACGACCACGCGCTGGATGTTGTGCCGGCGCCAAGAAGACCCGAGGGACGATGATTTGGTCATCACTGGTGTCAGCAGACGCAAAGCACCAAGCGTTGACCAAGTCATCGAGGAAATCATTGAAGAGCTCGAGGCGTTACAGGAGGGGCTACGATGAGATACTATCAGGAAATTGATTTAAAGTGTACGGTTGAAATAGACGGCCATGATGCACACGAATTCATCTATACATACACCATCACACATCGCCAAGACGGCGACATCTTCATGGCAACCGTCGCTGATGAGCATGGCAACGGTATCACGCTTTCTAAGCCACATGACCGCGTTGCGCTGTACAAAATGCTTCGGCAATGGGCGTATGATGATGCAGAGCGTAAAACGGCCGAGTGGATCAAGGCGAATATTGATAAAGACTGGAAGGGACCACGATGACGACGATAATAACCGTGCTGTGCTGTGGTGGCGCCGTGCTGGCGTCGCTCGCAGCACTGCTCATCATTGCCGGATTAGTGCGACGCGCAGGGGGACGACGATGGGAACAAAAGTAGTCATCAACACACGGTACCAAGGGAGCTTTCGCTTGAGCACCGAAGCACTCGCATTGTATGCACAGCGCAAGGGCGGTGTGCTAAAAACGTCACGACGAAGCGATTGCATTCAGTTCCCAGACGGCAGAATGTTTATACCAGGCTTCGACGATCGCACCGACGCCGACCTCATCGCAGTCGTCGAGGAGCTCGGCACCGACGTCGCATCAGGCGAGTGTTGTCAGCTCGAAATTGTGACGATACCCGACGACGTCATGCAGTGGTTCATCAGTGAGGGCGACGGCGACGAAGCGGTGTACGAAGGTTGGCGAGGCCGTGAGTTTTACGGAAAGGTGGTGAAGAAGTGAGAGTCAAGCAGCTTGCGCGCATTCCGTACGTTGCGTACATTAAAGCTATTGCAGACATACATACGGCAACCATTTACTGCCCGCGAGTAAAAGCGGGCACTGAAATGACGCTGGTCTTTGCGCCAATGCCGTATCGCTATGCAAAGTATCGCTGGGTAGCAACGCGTGTCAGCAAGGCCAAGCGCCGAGGAGGGAAGTGATGTTATCAGTACTCATGACAATGTTTAATGATCGTAGCACTATGCAGATGAAAGAATTTCAAAACGAACTTTCAAAAAATGACTTAGCACTAAATGTAATTGATATAAAGCCTTTTGAAAATCGTAGAGTGCGGGCGTACCAAATCACGGCAAAGATATTTGAGATTGACACTGTATTTGCCTGCGCTCATGTGGAACTAATTGTCAAGGATGACGAGATTTGGATTGCATCGCTTGAATATAAATTTTCGACGTTTGCAGACAGTATGAGCAAGGATAGCCGAGCAGATATTCGCATGATACATACAAAAGAACACGAATTATCAATAGCAAAATTACTTAATTTAAGTGAGGAGATTCAATCATGCTCGAAACAGTCTTAGTCTGGCTTTGTCTGCAGGGCAAGTGCATTCAAGTCCGACCTGAGGCCGTCGCTATCGCCATGTGCGAGAGCGGTGACACCGTCACCCTCGGCACCGGATCATGGACAGCCTACAACGACAACGCCGACGGCAGTACCGACGGCGGCGCATGGCAAATCAACGACTTCTGGGTGTGGAGCACTGAGGATTACTGGGTTATCGGCCCCGTCGCCGCATCGCTCGGTATGACGCCCAAAGAGTTTCTGCACCGCTGGCCATCGCCCATGATGGCACCGCCGTCCATACAATATTTGGTCTTTGAATATCTCTGGGACGACGGCGCCGGTGCATGGCACTGGTCAGCGTCGGAACATTGCTGGGGCGAGGTGGTGCGATGAGCGACGTTATCACCACAGAGCGCATTGACGGTCATCGCCTGTCCATCATACTCAACAGTGTACGAGATGACTATTACCTCTATGATGTCTTGATTGACACATCATTGAATGATGACCCATGCTGCATCGGACAAATCATCTTTAATGGTGTGCATGACCGTAAAGACATTGAGCGAGCAACTGCAATGCTGATGAGCGACGTACAGAGGATATTAACCGCACTCATCAACGCATTGCCCGATGCTGAGTCAGTGCGAAACGGAGTGCATGAGCTATGAGAATCGCATGGTCCGACCACTACGCCGACATCGTCAAAGCCCAATGGGGCACAAAGTCACTTGCACAGATTGCTACTGAGCTCGGCATCGGCGAAAGCACACTGTACCGCCATGTGCGACGCCTTGGCATTCAGATGGAGCTCAAGCGCCCGGCACCGAACAACCGCATTTACAAGCGCACGGCCAAGCGCTACCCGAAGCGCCAGTGGACCGTCACTGAGGATGAGTACCTGATGAGGTACTATGGCCACTACACCATCGCTCGCATCGGCCGTGCACTCAAGCGGAGCTACTCCAGCGTGGTGCACCGTGCTGGCGACCTCGGCCTCAGCTATGCACCGTCAAAGCTGATGCTCACTGCGGACGACCTCAAAGCGCTTCTCGGCATCAAGCAAAACTCCATCCACAAGCGCACATCGGGCGATGCCAAGCACAAGATTCCGCATACCAAGGTCGGCCGCTACATCGAGTTTGGCTACACCGAAGTGCATGAGTGGCTGGCGCAGGGCCACATCCTCAGCTTCGATCGTGCGCTGATATCACCAGACCTCCACCGCCTCTACGATGCATGGCGCGACCGCATCATCACCAGTATGGAGGTCTACACCGCCGACACATCGCTCGGGGAGTGGCTGCGGCGTGGCGAGAGCAATGCCCCGGACTATGTGTGCGTGATGCCGAGGAATCAGCGTGCCTATCTGAAAGACGACATCTACGCATGGGCATACAGCATTGGCCACGTGATTGCACCGTATGCACCGGAGCCATTCCGCAGCATCCGCATAGCGTGGCATACGGAGTGGGTGTTTAAGTCGTATGTATACGACCTCATACCACCATCGACATTCCACTACAAAATCAAACCGTACATCGACACCACCACCAACCACATGGCCGTACGACGTAAGGAGCTGTGCGCCCGACTGCGTGCGATTGGCGAACATGCACTGGTCAAGCAATTCCACGACGTCGCCATCCCGTGGCAGGAGCTGGTGAGAGACTATGAAAGGAAACAGAAGCGATGATACTTTGTGACTGGCAAATTGCCGAGCGCGCCGACGCTGGCATGATTACCCCATTCGTCCGTGAGCAAGTACGCCACAATGGTAATTACCCCGTCATCAGCTACGGGCTGTCATCGTTCGGCTATGACATGCGCGTTGCCGATGTGTGGGAGTCATGGCCACGTGGCAACAACGCCATCGACCCAAAGCGAAGTGACGTACCGTACAGCACCAAGCACCACGCTGGCTTCATCGTCATTCCGCCGGGTGGCTTCGTGTTATGCCGAAGTGTCGAGCACTTCGCCATCCCCGATGATGTCAGCGTGGTGGTGGTTGGCAAATCCACGTACGCACGTTGTGGCATCATCGTCAATGTGACACCGCTCGAGGCAGGGTGGCGTGGCTATGTGACCATTGAACTAAGCAACACCAACACGGTGCCGGTCAAGGTGTACGCTAATGAGGGCATTGCCCAGTGCATCTTCCACCACGGTGAGCGGCCTCGTGTCACCTACGCCGATCGCAGTGGAAAATATCAGAATCAAGCCGCCGACATTGTGAAAGCGAGGGTGTAATGAAGTGCGAGTTTAAGGACAGCCATGATACGCTTGATGAGCTCATCGCCTACCACGGCGACGTCATCGTAGGAGTGAAGTACGTGCTTGATAGTAGCGACGACGGCCCACCAGTGCTCGAGGTGACGCTCCAACCAGCGCATTATACCGTTCTGCGATATCTCAATGCTGGCGAGAAGTGGTATTTGCAAGCAGTGACGGTAGATGCAGGCGAGCATCGCAAGCCACCACGTGATGGCGTGATTGATGCCATACTCGACAAGATTCGCGCGTCGGTGAGCGCCGTGAAAGCGAGGGTGTGACCTCATATCTTGACACCGCCTACATAATGAAGTCAGGAGGTGTTATGTATATTGAGAAACATGGCAGGAAGTACCGTGTCAACGTCAGCGAGCACGGCAGAATAACCCGCAAGAGCTTTGCCACCCTCGAGGAGGCAACCGCGTTTAAAGAGGTGCACGATCGGCGTGTGCGGTGGAACCGCAAACCCACTATTGTTGAGCGCGACAAACATCACATCACCTTGACGCCAGCGCCGTATGCGTTGGCGTTTTTGTCAGACCTGCACTTCGGCAACGCCATGACCGACTACGCCCAAGCGATG